ACTAAGGAGTAAGTGATGAAAACTTTTAATGAATTAAGACTTATCAATGTCAATGAACATACAGAAAGAAAAGGTAAATTTACCTACCTTTCTTGTACTTGGGCAGTAGACCAGCTTCTACAAAATGACCCATCAGCCACTTGGACTTTTGGTGACCCTGTTTACTTCAATGAATCAGTAATGGTTTTTTGCACAGTAACCGCTATGGGTAAGTCTATGACTTGCCAAATGCCTGTTATTAACAATATGAACAAGGCCATCTCCAACCCTAATGCAATGGATGTCAATACCGCTATGATGCGCTGTTTGGTTAAGTGCATTAGCTTGTTTGGCATTGGTCTATACATTTATGCTGGTGAAGATTTGCCTGATGAAGAAATGCTTGATTTAACAGCAGAGGCCGACAAATGGGTTTTAGCTATTAGTGGAACTAAGACTATGGATGAGCTTAAAGAAATCTATGGCGCAGCTTATAAAGCTCTCAGCAAAGACAAAACAGCAGTAGAAAAGATTGCTAGTGCCAAAGACCTTCAAAAAGGCACTTTAATGGCATTGCAAGCATGAGCTGGGCCGATAAAGTAGCCATTACAACAGTTGCAATAACTGCTGTAATTTTGATGACAATGATTAGATTAGCGATTAGATTGGGGGGTATATGACTACTTTTACTACTGAAGATAGGGTTGCTGTTGAACAAGGCACAGATGCCTGGCATCAACTTAGATTGGGCAAGGTTACAGCTTCTAGAGTAGCCGACATATTGGCTAAGACTAAAACAGGGCCATCCGCATCAAGACAGAATTACCTTATTGAATTAGCTTTACAGCGCACTACAGGCATCATTCAAGAATCTTACACCAATGCAAGCATGGAATGGGGTGTTCAAAATGAGGGAAATGCAAGGGTTTTATATGAAATCACTACCAATAATTTTGTCGATAGAATCGCTTTCATTGACCATCCTAGTATTAAGTGGTTTGGTTGTAGCCCTGATGGTCTTGTGTCTAATGGGGGGCTTGTGGAAATTAAGTGTCCTAATAGCACAACTCATTGGGAGTATTTCAAATTTAATAGACCGCCTCAAAAATATGTAATTCAGATGCAAGCGCAGATGGCCTGCACAGGCAGACAATGGTGCGACTTTGTAAGCTTTGACCCCAGGATGCCTGACCGAAGCCAGTTGCTAATTGTTCGAGTTGATAGGGATGAGGCTTTTATTGCTGAAATGGAAGCAGAAATTAAGAAGTTTTTAGATGAAGTGCAAACCGAAGTAAATTTGATGAAGGGAATTAAAGATGGGAATTGAATATTATTTAAAAGCTGCTGTATCTGAATATACCGACAAAGATGGGCAACAAAAAAAGCGGTATCAAACTGTTGGCATAGTTACCAAAACTAAAAAAGGTGACCTTATGGCTAAAATTGAAATGTTGCCTTTATTGGGTATGAAAGAAGGCGCATTTTGGTGTTATTTAAATGTCCCTGAAGATAAACCTGATACCAAAACTAATAACTTGGCTGACATGGAATCTGATATTCCTTTTTAAGGAGGCATTATGAATGAACATATATGGACTGCATCAGGAACAGATATTACAATTCGGTGGAAACTTCATGGTTGGATTCCACCATCAGAATTGCAAGAATATAAAGATAAATGGAAGTATTACCAAAATTTACCTTTAAGAAATCTAGATTATGCAGCTAAAGAACAGTATGAACAAGTAATGCGAAAAGCTAAAGTATTGAGGATTAAATAATGGCAACTAAATTAAAGGTACTTGTACCTGCTATAAAAGAAAAATCTGGCAAAGTGATAGTGGCTAAGTCAAAAGCTTATAGCCATGATGAACTTAAAAAGATGGTTGGTAAAGCAGCCAAAGGCGCAAAGCATGAATTTGAGCTTTCTAATGGTCGAATTGTGACTCGCAAAGTTGCAGCTAAAGTAGCTGAAAAAGCTGGCGAAGTACCTAAGTCTGTTGGAAAAAAACTTCACAGCCATGATTTGCGAAGGGCTGAAGGCATTAAAAAGAAAAAGATGTAATGACAGATGACCAATGCCTTATGTTTGGCCTTGCCATAATATTTGGCTTTGGCATCATTATTTTGTATTTAATCGGACAAGACTATGACAGATGAACCAGTTCCATTTGGAGGGAACTTAAAGACTCCATCAGATGATTGTGAAGAGGCATTCTTTGCGCTTTACCCAGACTTTTTCTATGAAGGCTCTACGGCCCTTAATTTATGGACTCAGGCTTGGTTTAATGCATTAGATTGGGTTGAAGATAATAAAAAACTAATTCAGCTTATATGAGAAAGAAAAAAATTCGAGTTACCTATGAATCTAGGTATAAAGAATTACTTAAAGATTATCAAAATGTATTAGATAAAATGGGAAAACAAACTGTCAGAATTATTAAGCTTCAAAAGCTAATTCGAGAAGCCCATTCTATTATGATGAATCATATAGACTTCAAAGAATAAAGGCAGTTAAGCCTACACTCAAGGATGCAACAAGTAAGGGCTTTTTAGGCTTTCGACCTTACAGTTAGTAGTTGCCAAATTGATGCCTTTATGCCCCTAATATATCCATAGCTTTATGGATTTTATTAATTCGGTCATCTAGGCCTAAAGTACCACCATTGATGCGCTTGGTCATAGTATTCCAATCTTCAGCCTCAGCAAGGGCATTTAAGCCCTTTTTGTTCCAAAACCAGCCAGCAGATAGGCAAGCCCACTCAGGCTCTAAAAGAAGGCTTGGTTCGCTTGTAAAAGGCTGTCCTAAGGCATCGCCACATACTTGGTAATTAGACCGCCCTGTTAGCTGTATAACCCCTCTGCCATGAAACTTCCAGCCATCGCCATCTTGGGTATTGCCAAGGTCGGCTCTACCGCCATAAACCTTGTTTGCAATCATTTCAGGGTTGTTTGCATACTTTTCGGCAGTATTGGCATCAGGGAATCGAGAGGGCCATACTCGCATCAAAGCCCCTGCGCTGTAATGAAGGTTTTCTTCTAAGGTTTTAAAGTTATTAGATTCATGCTGACATTGTCCAATAAAGGCAGCTTGTCGCTTTGGAGTATCTATGCCATATTTGGAAAAAGTATCATTTAAAGGTTTAAGCCATTTTTGGTCTATGCCAAGGGCTTGTAATTGCTCATTCGTCATTATCTGCTTGCCCTATTTTCACACCAGCTACCAACCCTACGAATGCACCAACCACCATTTGAAAGGCTGGTGTAATAGCTTCAAAAATTTTAGTATTGTCTATTTTATCGACAAAAAGACCTACAAGTAACACTCCCACCATAGACACAAGGATGAGAGTAAGTGTAATGGTAGCAAGTAAAGTGACATAAGCACTAAGTTCTTCTTTTTTCATTTGATTGCATCATATTGTTTATAACAAGCATCTAACCCTGCTCTTATTGTGTCTGCTCTGGCAGCTTCCCTGATAAGAAATTTTGCATCCTCGGCATAAAGGGTTGCCCCAGTTCCACCTTGTCCATTGCTGGCTTGGTCGGTGCGACTACTGCGCTTCCGCAGCTCGCTAATAGCATCGACAAGCTGGTTATTAATAGAATTGATTTGAGCATCTTTTGCCTTTCTAATTTAATCGGTAGCAAGCTGGGCTTCTCTTTCTTTCTTTTGAGTTTCTGCTATTTGGTCTGCTTTGTATTGAGCAAACCGACTAGCTTCAAAACTATAGCCCATATACCAAGAGCCAACTAATGCAATAACTGCTGCGCCAATCTTTATCCAAGTGAAAATGGGCAAAGGAAACATTACACAAGCCTTGGGCTAAAAGCAAAAGTAGCAGGGTAATCTTTGATTAGCTCTGTATTGTCATGCCATTGGTCAGGGGTAATAAAGCCAGGCTCAACTAAAGCTTTAATGTTCCATCCAAAGTTTAAATATAGAGTTTTGCCAAACATAGGCTTGTATAAGACCCATTGCCATAAACCATGACCTTTGACCAGTATGCTTCCAGGCTTAGTTGGGCTGCAATCTAAATCGCCTGTGTAACTCATGCCTGTAGAACCATCAAAGGTTTTAACTGCAAAGCCATAAAAAGGATTGCGCCAAAGCCAATGAACTTCTGACCACCAACAAGGAGGAAAGTTAACTTTAAATCCATCATCACCCCATAAACTATTGTCAGGGGTTTGAAACCAACTTAACCAGCTAAACAGTCTTGGCTCTGTAGCTTTTGCGGTTGCATTGTTAATCCAGCCATATTCGCCCTTACAAAATATAGGCAAAATGAAAGCCAATGGGTAAGTTAAAACTGTGCCAATAAGATTAATAATGACTAAGAATGGATAAAGTATGTAGCTCATTGAATACCTTCGCTGGTTTTAAATCTAAGAATAGCAACAACTATTCCAATTAATACCAAAACTAAACCATAGTATTTATCAGAAATAATATTTTGAAGGTTTGAAAAGTTATCATACAAAGCCCCAAATATAACAAGGGCCAAAGAAAACCACATAGTTTTAGAACTATGAACTCTTTTCATTTTCTAACAAAAAATATATCTGTTAAAAAGC